CAAAATCCCGATTTGAAGCCCCGTTCATCTCTCTGTCTTAAACACGATATTCTCCCCATCCGACACGCAGACAATCGTCCCCTGCTCATCGGTCCGATAGACCTCTGCACCGACGTCAGCAAGGCGACCAAGCGCCTCCTCTGTGGGATGACCATATTGATTGTCCCCGCCGGCGCTGATCACCGCATACTTCGGCGCCACCGCTCGCAGAAACACATAGGTTGACGAGCTGTTGCTTCCATGGTGGCAGACCTTCAGTACGTCCGCCTTCAAGTCCACGCCAGCATCAACTAGGTCGTGCTCCTCATCCCATTCAGCGTCCCCGGTGAACAGGAAGCTCGTGTTGCCATAGGTAATGCGCATGATCAGGGACAGGTCGTTGGTATTGTTACTATACCACAGCGGACCGAGGATTTCTACCTCCGCGCCGCCCAAATCGAAAATATCCCCCGGCATCGGAATGACGACGGGAGTGCCCTGCGCCTCGGCATATTTCATCACGTTGTTCCAGGCCTTCGTCGGATAGTCGGTCTCCGATGTATAGAGCACACCGACGATGCAGGCGTTGAGCGCCGCCGACAAGCCACCAACATGATCGGCGTGTGGGTGGCTGGCGATCATCACATCCAGGTATTCCAGCCCCAGGGTTTTTCGCAAATACGAATAGATGAACTGCGAATACTTGCTCTCACCGCCATCGATCATCATGGCAGCACCGTCGCAAAGCACAATCGCAGCGTCGCCCTGTCCGACGTCCAGAAAATGAATGGCAAGCTCGGCGTAGGCCGTGTTTGCCATGAAAAGCAGTCCGATGAATAATGCCAGTATCCGTTTCATTTCGTCTCCGACTCGACCTTCTCTATCTGGTCCGCCGTGCAATCGAAGAACGCATAGCCAATGTTCCAGGCATCGGGATCGTCGACCTCACCCCAGGCATCGTTCTTCACAGTATAGTGCGGCGAACCATCATCGCTTTCATAGATGTCCACAATGGTGCCCGTGATTCCCTTCGCCAGGATGCGTACCTTCTCAAATTCCTCGAAGTTGGTTTTGACCGCCTCCAATTTATTCCTCAGGCATTGAACAGAGCATTTCTAATGAATCGCCCGCTCCCGTGGATATGAAGATGTATCGCTCCTCGGTCGTAACACTGTTCTCCTGGCAATAGTTGTTAATCTGCTTTTGTACCTCTATGGCTGCATTTCTGTCAAGCCGGTTATGGAGAATGTAGTCACAGAATTCCCTTAACCTTCGCTGCACCTCATCCCTCAGCACCGCATTCTCTTGTTTTCCATGGCAATACCCATAATACCAGCACTCGTATGGCTTCGTGCAACAGTCGCCCGGCTCGACTTCTATTTCATCTGGCTCCTTCTGCATTCGGTTCAAATCCCAGATATTGTCGTTGATCCAGCTGTACAGCGATTTCGCCCGCGCTGTCACATCGACCGGCAGGAACGGGTTGTCCTCGTCCGGCCCGTGCAGAACGATATATACATGCTCCACGGGGACCCGGCAGCGCTTGAGGATGTAGTGTTGGAAGCCAGCATCCCTGACGAACTGATCATGCAGCTCCCCGGCGTTTTTGACCTCGTATATATCATAACCCGTCGCCGTCCGGCGCAGGATATCCACCGCGCAGTAGTTGTTGTAATTGGAGAAGGCGGCCTCACAGATGACAGCCGTGCCCTTTTCCATATGCTCTGTCGTCTTTTCCACCATGGCCTTCTTGTTGGGGATTGTCGTGCCGGGCAAATAGACCGTCATTTCCTCGTAGGGTCCAAACATGCCCATCGCACGGTCACCGAAATCGTTCCCAGCATCCAAGCGCGCTTGCACCTCTGGGGGGATGACTTTCAGCGATGGCTTGTGCTTGTCCAGCCACAGCATCTTCGGACACTGCATCCCGCGCATGAAATCAGTTTTCGTGATCGCCATTTTCCGCCCTCGCACACATTCGCTGGACTCAAGTATACCACACTTCACAGCCCCATTCAACCCACGAAGAGGGACGAGTCCAGAAAATGCCCCTCGAAGCGCCAACATGCCAAAATGGGTTGAGAACGGGGTTGACAGGCGTGCCCCCGCACTATATAATGAAACCAGCCTATAAAGAGTGCGCGAGAGACAAGCTCGATGACCGCACAGCAACCTGCCAACTGGCAAGGTGCTAATGCTTGAATGATGGGTGCGGCTGATATACAGGCATCCATCACGACGATGGGTGCTTTTTTGCGCGCTCCTTATGGGCATAACACCATGAGGAGGCTTTCATTATGATGAACGCAAGCAAGGAAACCAGCATTCCCCGCACCGACCGCTTTATGGAGCGCTTCAATGCCAGGATGAAGTTCCTAGTGGGTAACGACGTGCGCCTCGATGCCGACTACTATGGCTGGGAGACCGTTGACGGCGAACGCTACGACGGCGTATGCCGCACGATCCATTTCGAGAACGGCTATCTCTACGTCCTGGAGAAAGGCGTCGGTGGCGTGGTCGTCCTGTGGGGTGACATGACCGATTACAAGGATAGGCTGATCGCGGATCGTCGGAACGCACGCTACAGCATCCCGGATCTACGCCGGAAAGTCGATGCATATATGGAAAAGAACGGCATCACCGAATACACCTCCGAAGTTGGCCGTCACGCTCTTTGGGTGAAGATGATGCCGCAATCCTTGATCCAGGAGCGTGTGAAGGTGTATGAAATGACGAAAGAACTGTTTTAAGCGTATACGGGGCAGACATTCTATTTCCATATGGATGTGCCTGCCCCGAACATTGTTTTTAAGGCTCTCTTTATAGAATGTGAACGTTCCACTCGAATTGTTTATCATCAGGTTCGGGCGGAAGCGGTTCACCCTTTAGCGCAGCGATTTTGCGTCTATATTGTTTCAGGATATTGCTGTAGGCTCGATCATAAACACATTCCTTTTTTGTTTGACCTTCTGTCAGTGAATCGAGCGTCTCAGTTATATTCTGGCTCAGTTTATATAACATCCCATAATAAGCCGCGTAGTGCTCTTCTTTTTTCTTTACTGCCGTCTTGATATTCTCAGCGACCATAGCTTCCTCTATACCGTGAAGTTTCCCTTCTTTAAGAGCATCTGCGATTGCTTGACTGGCCGCCTCGCTTTTAATGGTTTCACACGCTTCTCGATAGGCTGCGCTCCAATCGACTGGCAGATTAAAAAACATCTCACTTTCCAGAAGACTCGACCAGCTCATAGAGATATGAGATGGCACTATTCGCTCATCAAGTTCTTGTGTAAGGTTTTTAACTGCCTTTTCAGATAGCCCTGTTCGTTCACAGATACGGCGGATCTCTATATCTTCTGATTTGATCGGTGTGAATCCAAATAAATAATCCGCAGAGCAATGAAAAACAGAACAATACGCCCTGATCATCTCTCCTTGGGCTCCATCGACTTCGGTTGCGTTCAGATGCGCTTCGATTTTCTTCGTGATGCTTCCAATGGCGTTCTTACGTGTCACCCATTCCTCATTATCTGCCGCTCTGTACGAGTTAACTTTGACCAGTCCAGAATCATATAGCACGGTTGCCAGTTCTTTGGGGGTTTCATACACATTCTCCATCAAAGCCCATAGTCTGTTTCCGAATGCTGACATATCATCGTGTGGTCTATTCTTAAATGCTATGTTCTTCCCCATAGAGCACCTCTTTAAGAAATTTTCTTCTTATTATCTTTTCATTTTTCTTTTTACTACTTGTATTAAGATGTACTTATCCTATATACGTTGGTATAATATCATATGTTCCGTGACCGGTCAAGCCTTAGCGCTTCGGAACAGCTGTATCTCCTACCCTGCCCTGGACGAGGGGCATGACGAAGAAACGGAGGATTCTCTATGAAGGAACAACGCGGCTTTATCAAGTGGGCAAAAGCTCACAAAAAGGAGCTGGCTATCGCCGGCATTTGCCTCGCCACCCTGATCGCCACCATTCTGTGCTACAAGAACAAGGATGTACTTAAAACACTGTGGACTACGGTAAAGAAAAGAATTGATTCGCCTGCCAAAGCACCGGTGAAGGCGGTGGTTGCCCACACCCCTAAGCCCCTGCCTGTCAATCCTGTGATTGAACCGGCACAGCCCATCATTCAGGTCATCCAACCAGTAAGCGAAATAGCTCCCACTGTCGCCCGTCACGCCACTATGGTCCCCTTCGAAGTCGATCCACACATCCGCGATCTCCATCCGGGTTGGCATGCATCTCCGGAAAAGATCGCAACCGCAGCAGCGCATGGTTTCGTGCTGAAGGATGGGCAAACCTGGGTTGAGGCTTACGTCAAGGGCGGTGTTGCCGCATGACAGCCGAGGAACGCAACCTGCTGGCCAAGATGGAAAGTGGCGACCTGGACGGAATGGTTGGAGATGAGCGCGAGTATCGGGGGTATCGTAGTGTTTACTGCGGAAAGTTCATCAAAGACGGCATCCCCGTCTCCTATCGCCAGGGCCAGTCGGAACGCTTCTTCAACGGGCGTGAAAACGAACGGATCCCCGGCAAACGGGAGGAGGAGCATTTCGACACAGCAGATCGAAAGCTGGAATTCCTCCAACGTTACGGCTGGCTGATGGATGACCCTGATATCCGCGCCTACAGCGCAAAGTATAAGCCTGGGCCCAAGCCCAAATAAAACAAGAGAGGTATAAATAATGGAATGCGAAAACTGTGGCCAGTCTCTTGATCGTGGCGTGCTGGTTCTCCCCTGGGAGGACGGTGACAACCCTACGGCCTATGTGCGTTGCCCCTACTGTGGGCATCAGAACACGGTGTACGGATACGGAGAAGATGACGACTGACGGTGGCTGGTGACATAGTTTGCCAAACCACCAACAAAAAGCGGGCTCCCCACCACCCTAATCAGGATGACAGGGAGCCCTGCCCATTTTACACCTCAACCTCGGTCCCGCAGGTCAGTGTGAACACAATCTTCGCCTTGCTGTAGACTGTGGCCTTATCGACCATGGCGCACCACAGCTCGTCAGAATATTCCTCGTCGGCGTTCGCCAGCGCATCGATGAACGCCGCGATGCGCCGAGCGTTATGGAGCTTGTCCTGGATTGCCGCTTCCAGCTCCTTGATCTGGGCATTCAGCCGATTGTCCTTCTCCGCACACTCGTCATACCGCTTGTTGTACTCGTCCTGATTCCTGGCGAGCGCCGTGTTGCGGAGGATCTCCTTCTGTGTATACGCGCTGTTTTCGGCGCATTCCTGTTCAAGGCGTTCCTTCTCCGCTTTCAGAGCGGAAACGTCAGCAGCCTCCGCCTGGATTTCCCGCAAGTTTGCGAGACTCTCCTCTCTACCGACGGCCAGCTTCGCCAGCATCCGTTCAAAGGCGGCTCTAATCTCCGGCTCCTTCAGGTTCGGCGTGGTGCATTTCACGCCCTTGCACTTGTCGTTACAGTTCCACACAACCTTCCGATACCGCTGGTCATTGCTGTGCCATACCTTCGGGCCGTAGAACTGGCCACAGTCCCCGCAGACGATTCTGCCGCAGAAGACGCTGACGCCCTTGACGCGGCTTTTTATCCGGCGCCTTAGCTCCGCCTGTACCTGCTTGAATGTGTCAGGTGGAATTATGGCCTCGTGATCCCCTTCGACCAGATACTGCTGAACCTCACCGTGATTCTTCAGTCTGGTCTTGGAGAGGAAGTCCACGCTGTACGTTTTTTGGAGCAGCTTATCCCCGGCATACGTCTCATTTTCCAAGATGCTCCGAACCGTGGTGTAGCGCCAGATGCTCTTGCCCGTCGGCGTCGGAATGCCCTCGTCGGTCAGAATCTGCGCGATCTGGTACGGCGTATTTCCTGTGAGGAACAGGCTGTAAATCCGGCGCACAACCACAGCCTGTTCGGGGTTGATGACCAGCTTCCCGTCCGGACCCTTGTCGTAGCCGAGGAACTGCTTGTAGTTCAGGCTGAACTTGCCGTCGGAGAACTTTTTGCGATGCCCCCAGCGGACGTTCTCGCTGATCGAGCGGCTCTCTTCCTGGGCCAGTGACGACATTATGGTGATTAGCAATTCCCCTTTACCGTCGAAGGTCCAGATGTTCTCCTTCTCGAAATAGACCTCCGTACCGTGCTCCTTCAGCTGGCGGATGGTCGTCAGACTGTCCACGGTGTTGCGGGCAAAGCGGCTGACGCTCTTGGTAACGATCAGGTCGATCTTCCCGTCCAGCGCGTCCTTTACCATTTCCTGGAAACCTTCGCGGTGCCTGGTGCTCGTGCCTGTCACACCCTCGTCGGTGTACACCTTCACGAGGGTCCAGTCTGACCTCGCCTGAATGTACTTGGTGTAGTAATCCACCTGCGCTGCGTAGCTGGTCTGCTGCTCTTCCTGGTCGGTGGAGACGCGGGCATAGCCCGCCACCTTGCGCAGCACGGGCTTCGCCACCGCTGGGGCGGATCGTCCCTTGGTCGGTGCTATGATTCGCACCTTGGGCATTACGGTTGCTTCCATGTTGCTGACCTCCCATTTATCAGTTTGAAAACGATTCTCCCATCAAAGATTGTGACGCGATCCACATCATCGGTGCCAAGCCCCAGGCTCTCTAAGGCCCCCAGCACCACGTCGTTTCTGTAGCTGGCGCAGTCACAGTCCCGCTTCGTGTGGCGGCTGTTGCACAGCCAGAAAATGTGGCCCCACCTGTTTTTGTGGGATGAGCACTTGCCGCCGCATTTCCCGCACCAAACAATCCTACTAAAAGGCGTGTGCGTCGTTCTGGCCTGAGCTTCTGCGCCGCGCCGTTCCTTCTCTGCCCTGGCCTTGGTGAACACTTCCTCGCTGATAATCGCGGGATGGTGCTCGTCTACCCTGTACATGGCCAGCTCGCCGTGATTGACCCGCATCTTGTTCGGGAGGTAATTGTAGGTCTGCTGCAGAATCAGACAGCCGGTATACTGCTCATTTTCCAGCACCTTCACGACCGTTTCCTTCTCAAATGGTTTGCCGCGGACGCTGATCACTCCGCGCCGCTTCAGCTCGTTGCTGATGGCCTTGCACCCCATGCCGCTGATGTAGGCGTCGAAGATGAAGCGCACGGTCTCGGCTTCCTCGGGCACAACCACCATCTCGTCCCCCTCCCAGCGGTAGCCCAGCATCTTCTGGTGCGTGTGAACGCGCCCTTCCTCGTACTTCTTCTGGATTCGCCATTTGATGTTCTTGGATAGGCTGGTGCTCTCCTCCTGGGCGAATGATGCGAGGATCGACAGCATGACTTCGCCGTCGCCCGAAAGGGAATTGATGTGTTCCTTTTCAAATCTGACTTCAATGCCCAGCTCTTTCAGCCGACGCACGGTTGCCAGCAGGTCGACGGTGTTGCGAGCGAAGCGGCTGATCGACTTCGTAAGGACGATGTCGATTTTCCCCGCCTCGCAGTCATCTATCATTCTCCTGAACTCTGGTCGCGCCTCGGTGTTCGTCCCCGTCAGGCCGGCATCCACATAGACGCCGACAAAATTCCAGCCGGGGGTGAGCTGGATCAGGTCGCTGTAGTAGCTGACCTGGGCGGACAGGGAATGCATCAGCTGTTCGCTGTCCTTTGACACGCGGGCGTAGGCGGCCACCCTTTGACGCGGCGGAAGGGCTGGCAATCTCGGCAGAATCGCGGTAACTTTCGGCATATTCCTGCCTCCTTTCGCCTACCATTTACGCTCTTTTCGGCTGTACCTTCCGCCATGATTCAGATAACAACCCGTCAGATAGTGGTAGATATTTGCCGCGCATTTTTGTGTCGATCCGACAATAATCCGCCTCGGTGATCATGCCCTGTTCCAGCATCCTTCTGACCTGGATCATGGTGGAGTTGTACAGATATTCGTTGCGAAACTGCTCCTGGGTCATGCCCGTATCAGCCCCTTGTGGAAGCGGCCCATGATATAGCAATCATGAGAGCAGTACTTTCGCCCGGCACTGCCGTAGGCTATGAAACGCTTCCCACAGGTCGGGCACAAGACCTGGAGGCAAGCCTTACGGTTAAGGGAATACCTGTTCTGGTTCCACCAAAGCACACTGCAGGTCTTGGAGCAAAATTTCTTCTCCTTGCGCCCTGGAGTCTGTTCCACGGGGGCTCCGCACATGTGGCACGGCAGAAACATCGCAGTAACGGAAGGGTTCGGCACAGATTCGGCCCCACACGCCACAGGAGGCTCTTTGGGGGGCTTTACCGGCGCGGGGGGCTCCTCCATTGGCGCAAGTGTCGCCTCCGAGATGGGGCACGTCTCCATTGCCACCTCCGGAGACAGCGGGACGCGGCGGCAGTAGGATTTCACTGTGTTCAAAGAAATCCCGGTCTTATCGGCGATGCGCCTGTAGCCGCAGCCCTGGGAGCGCAACCAGTCGATGGTTTTAATCTGATCGGATGTCATACAACAGCACCTCTCCTGTCTTTTCAATGGGCATATTGACCGTTCAGAGAGGCAATGAATCGATGAAATAATGGGTGCAAAGAACAGCCATGATTACGAATTTGGAGATCATGATTACGTTTTCCATTGATGCCTTGTCAGGGCATGGGAACTGTGGTAAAATCAGGCCAGAACCTTGAAAACGCCATATCGTGTATAAGAACGCGAAGTACATTTGATGCAAAGATGAAATATATAAATGTGCGCTTTATCGTGCCCCGGCTGCCCCTTCGCGCACAGTGCGGCATTAACGCCGAGGCACGTTTTTTCCAAAGGAAAAGGCGCCACAGAAACGTGACGCCCTGGGTGGGTTGGCCCTACAGATCCTCCTCCGGGATACCGGCGAGGGAAGTCAGCAGGGACGCGACGGCAGCCAGCGCCGCGGTGCCGACGACAACCTTCCAGTCAACGTCGGTGATCATCGCGGAGGCGGGCAGCAGAGCGACGGTGGTCTGGGCGAAGGTCTTCGCCGCGCGGATTGCGGCGGCTTTGCCCCACTTGATCCAGTTACGCATAGGATTCACCATAAACCTTTCTGATGCGCAAGGCATCGGTCGAAATAACAGGCACCCACAGGTGTGGAGCGCCAGGAACCCATAGTAATGGTCACAGCCGATGATTCCGGCTGAGTTCCTGATAGAGATTGCGGATGAACAGTGTATCGGCTTTGACGATGCCGTTGGCGATGTGCTTCTCCTCGCAATACACCTCGTATTCATCGGCAACGACCAGTGCGTTGGACCATTCATCTGGGCTGTGTTCTACCCCTGCGCGACATTCGCGGGCGAACGTCAGAATATGATGGCGGTGGGCGTTAACCCACATGGCAGTGACCTGCTTTTGGAGATCCGCAAGCTGCTTGCCGTTCAGTTTTTGCCCGAGCCAGGCCAGGATCCTGTCCCAGGGATTCAACTTCAAAGGCGAAATCTGCACCAGGGTCATGAGGGTGGCAAGCACAGCCAGCCCCCATCCAGCGATCTCACCGCCAGTCATAGTATGAAAAAGGGAATTGATGGGCAATGGAAGCGCCTCCTTTCAGAAAATGCAGATAAAGAAAAGCCGCCCGCTGGCGGCCGGAATCTGGAAATGATCATTGATGCCTGTATCGCTTATGCCGATCTGGAATCTGGAATGTCCGCAACGGCTTACCGAAGGGATAATCCTCTACCTCCACCGCATACCAGCCGGGCATTTCGGGCAGCTGCTTTGATGCTCCGTTGAACAGCTCGACATCGGCGTTGTGCATGCTGAAGGTATCAGCGCGGTTGAGCCGGTAGCTGTAGACATTGTCCCAATAGTCATCGTAGACTTTGATCAAGCTGATGCCGTCGGCACAATGCTTGACCTGGACTTCGTATCTGACACGATTCATTCTTGTCGCTCCTTTCAAGCAGTCACGGTGTAGCTGAGGTCCATGGCTTCCAGCTCTCGCACCAGCTCCGCGCCGCGGCGGATGATGTCGGAGGCGAGCAGCAGATCCTCTGGCGTGGGCTCACCGCCCATGCAGGCGATGCTTGCCCGAAAGTGAAGGTTCATGGAAACCTCGCGCTTTGACCAGTCAGTATCCTCGGCAAAACGCTCGATAATGGTGAAGTTCAAGTAGTGCGTGTCGTCGGGCTCCTTTATCTCAATCAGCCTTGTCATGG